GGTGACTCTAGCGCGACGATGATGATGAGATGGTGCTTGGTAGCGAGTTCTGCTGCCTGATCCGCTGCTGCATGACTGGTATCGGGATCGGTGTTACGCACACGGGGAAATTGCAAGTTTGGAAAGTAACGATCTAGTATCATTTTTTTATCCATTCATAGTAAAGGTTGTTTTCATGTGCCCTCACTTCTACTACTGAAAACTCAGCCGCAAACGCCCTCACGATCTCGGCTGATTCGGGCATAGCTGCTGCCCGTTCCTCTCGCGTCATGTTCTGCACGCGCACTGCTGTTGCTACCCTATCCTGCCATTTCATTTTTTTGCTCTACAGCTTTACGGGCTTCCATCTCCCGAATATCCATTGCGGCATCTGCTACGCCATGCCAATCAGCTTGGCGCACTTTCAGCATGAGATACGCTTGCATGATCTCTAAGTCAGTCATCGCTGCACCTGTTTGTTTTTCATGCCATCAAGAATTGCTTTGATCTTTGCCTTGTTGCGGGAAATTTCCTCGGGCGTGATCTTGGCCTCCAACATCACCGGCGGTGTCCAATGCGACCGGCACAGTTCCACGAACTGAGGCAACGTCGGCGGTTCAAGGGGCAAACTATCCAAAGCCCGCTTGATGGTGTCAGGACGCTGATTTGCGAGCTTCTCAGCCCACACCTGCAAAGCATTCACAATCCCAACATCCTCGCCGTCAACTACCTGGCCCGTCATCCACATCCGTAACCACTTTGAGCCGTAATGGGCGTGCATGACTTGGAATATTTTCTTGATCCACGCATCCGGCAACTTCTCTTTCATGGCGCACACCTCCAAAAATTGATGATCCAGTTCTTGTCAACGATTCGTGATAGCTTCCTTTTTTTTGCAGCCACTCAGCCTTAAAACCAGTCCACCCTCTTGCACACATCTCTTGCAAAGCCGCCTGTAGGGTTAAACCTGCTTTCTGCGCCTCCCGTTCAATTCCCTGCAAAGCGGTTTTGGTTACCGCAGCTCGCTTGGATTTTCTAAGAGACAAGAAATCTTTCCACACCGATTCTGATACGCCTTCAGGCGGCGTATTTATTACTGGTGACTGGTGTTTGGTGACTGGTGACTGGTGAGCATTGCCTTCGCTATGCGTTCGCATTGCGTTCGCATTGCCATCGGACTGCGTTGGCATTTTGCTCCAACGAGCGTTTGCACTATGACGAGCCTTGTCTTGTTTCTCTCTGAACCGAGCAATTTCCTGATCGCACCTTTTATTGTGCCAATGCCCATCTTCCAAGAAAAAAAACTCTGCGAGCACCACATCAACAGCTTTTCGCTCCTCGCGGGTGCGGCAACCTATCAACCTTTGTATGGCTGAAACGTCACCTGGAAGCGGGCTTTCCTCGGCATAGTATTTTCGGATCATCCGCAGATACGCGGCATCCTCAAGAAAAGTAAGGTGCGCGGTTGCTTGCGCGTAATCGCCTAAGTGGTGCTCGTAGTAGTTCATGGCATTCCTGAAAACAAAAACCCTCTAGTGGGGAGGCGGTTGGAAGCCTGCACAAGCACAGGTTGCCATCCCCACTGGAGGGTTCTTGTGCTTGTGTTCGCGCTTCCAACGCGGCCCGGTCTTTTTCTCGGACACCAGTAGACTCCCATAAAACGCGGGCCGTGTCAACTACTGTTGTGGGACGATTTCAGCCACCATCTGAGCGACGGGGATGTAATCAGTAGGATTGACCTTCAGACCGTTGTTTGTAAGCACCTGGAGCTTGTATGCCATGCCCTCGGGTATCTGACCACGCTTTGCCCATTGGCTTACTGCCTGGCTCGTAATGCCCAGCGCCTCGGCTAGCTTGCGACGGTTGCCAAAGTGCTGTTCTGCTTCTGCGATTTTCATGATGTTCCTTTGATGGTTAAAGATAACTTGCAAAGCATCCTAACCTGTGCAAACATATCTTGTCAAGCGGCATTGATTTAGTTAAGAATACTTTACAATTTTCCTTTGCAACAAGCGTTGACAAGTGGCAAATAGGTGAGTAAAGTTCGTCCTGTGGTAACCGATTGACAACAACAAAACGGGATTACAAAAAATGAAAACCATCAAAATCAAAACTAACAAAAACGGCATCAAATACGGTTTAGTAGCCGTGCACACCGGTTTGTCAGCAGATTTGGACGATTGCACTTATGCGGTTTACAAGCTGTGCGAAAACTACAACAACACGGCTAAAAACGGTATTGCCAAAACTTGGCGTTACGTTGAAAAAAATCTGTCGTTCGAAAATGCGTTAACTCTTTTTACTAAGCGTAGTAAGTAAACCAACGGGGGCGCAAGCCCCTACTAATTGACAACAACAGGAGACACAAATGAACCTTTGCAAAAATTGCGCTCACTACAAGAAAAACGCCGACAACATCGAAGCGTCCGAATGCACCCGCAAACCGCAGTTCTCACCCATCAGCGGTCACGTGCTGCCAACGTTTTGCAACCTTGAGCGTGCAGCTTGGGGAACGTGCAAACCCGAGGGTGTCCACTTCAAGCCACGCGAACTCACGATGACTGAATCGGAACTAGATCACGAGTGGGCGCGACGCATGAGCCGTGGCGAATACGACTACGACATTTTCTGCCGTCGATTGGTGGCTGGATCATGATCGGGGATCGCGCAGTAGCAATCGGTTTCACCTTACTTTTCTTATTGATCATCACGGGGGTACTAGCATGAGCGTTTACACAAAATTAATGCAAGCAAGGCTGTTCCTGCAAGCCACGAAGTTGACCAAGTCGGGCGAAAACAAGTTTGCCGTATACAAGTATTTTGAACTGGGCGACTTCCTGCCTACGGTGCAGGAGATTTTCCACAACCTTGGACTGTGCGGAGTTGTCAGCTACACCGCCGACGTTGCCCGCTTGACGATCATCGACACCGAGGATGGTTCGCAACTCGAGATCACCTCGCCGATGGGTAGCGCCGCCTTAAAGGGATGCCACGAAGTGCAAAATATCGGGGCAGTCGAAACTTACCAGCGCCGGTATCTGTGGGTCACGGCAATGGAAATTGTTGAGCATGATGTGCTGGACGCAACCAACGGCAAGGATGCCCCCGCAAAGCGCCTAGATTCGCTTCAAACGCATTTGACCGCCATTGCCGCAGTCAAGACACAGGACGAACTGAAAACGGCTTATACGGTCGCCTATAAAGCCGCCAAGGAATGCGGCGACACCGAGGCCATGACAGCAATCGTCGCTGCCAAGAATTCCCGCAAAGCCGAACTGGAGGAAGCATGAAAGTTTTGTCAATGCCGCAAGGCAGTCCCGAATGGCTTGCAGCTCGAGCTGGCAAGGTCACGGCTAGTCGGATCAACGACGTGATGGCGGCTAAGACTACCGCAGCCTACCGAGACTATCGGGCGCAAATCGTGGCTGAGATTCTGACCGGTCAGCCGCAGGAGTCCGGCTTTGTAAATGACTATATGCGCTGGGGCACAGAGCAAGAAAAGTTCGCTAGAGCCGAGTACGAAATGTTTTGCGCTTGGACGGTGGACGAAGTCGGGCTAGTCATACATCCAACCATTGAACAGGGTGCAGCTTCGCCCGATGGTTTTGTGTCTACTGACGGCTTGGTGGAAATTAAGTGCCCCAAGACTTCTACGCATCTGCAAACGCTGGTGGACAAGAAACAGCCTCGCCAATACGAGAATCAGATGCTGTGGGCGATGGCTTGCACGAGTCGGCAGTGGTGCGACTTTGTATCTTACGATCCGCGTTTGCCTGACGATTTACAGTTGTTTGTGCACCGGTTCGACCGCGATGAGAAACGCATCGAGGAAATCGAAGCAGCAGTAAAGCAGTTTTTGACTGAAGTAAATGAAATGATTGACAACATAAGGACAAAATAATGGCTTACATACCGAAACCCGGCAGCTTTACGCTGTTCAAGAACACCAAGAAGGAAACCGATAGCCATCCTGACTATCGCGGCGATGGCCTTGACCTGATGGGCGAACCGATATGGATATCAGCTTGGATCAGAGAGGGCGCAAAGGGCAAATTCATGTCTTGCAGTATGCAGCACAAAAACAAAGATCAGCCGGTAAAGAAAAAGGCTGGCGCGGCTGATTTGTCCGATATGGATAACGATATCCCTTTTAATTAAAACGGGTCTATAATGGTTGTACCTTCCGCACAGGAGATACAACATGGCTCGTTTCAAAGAATGCTTCAAGTGCAAGACCGTTCAGCCGTTAACTGAGTTCTACAAACATCAAGCAATGGCTGACGGTCATCTCAACAAATGCAAGACTTGTACGAAAAATGATGTGGCAACGCATAGGCTGCAAAACCTTGAAAAAATACGTGCTTATGACCGACAACGAGCAAAACTTCAACATCGTATTGATAGGTCTGTTGAACTCAATAAACGATGGCGCAGCAATGATCCTCGTCGAGCAAAAGCACATAGCGCAGTTGCTAGAGCATTGAAAACTGGTCAACTAATCCGATTGCCGTGCTTTCGGTGCAACAAAGAAAAAACCGAAGCACATCATGAAGATTACGACCAACCATTAAGCGTTATTTGGCTTTGTAGCGTTTGCCATCATCAAAGGCATCAAGAATTAAAAGCACAATCTTTCTGATCTAACGGGGGAAAGCTGCGGTGAGTACCCTAGCAAAGGCACACTATGGATGAACAAGCCCAAACTGTATCTTGCACTCAACTGTTA